CTTATCTTTTTTCTTTTTTTTATACGTTGTAACTGTATGTTTTCCAATAACTTGTGTCGTTATATCATACATTTCTTTTTCAGCTTGTGAGCCGTATATTCTCAAAGCTTTTTCATAAGAGTCTTCTACGAAATCCATATTTTTTAATTAAATTATTATACATTCTTTTTAAAGTACTCTTTTTCATACGTGTACTTATATCATTAAACATAGCTTCATTATGAACTGGTAATTTACCATTCATATTTATAATTGTCTGATATAGATTATTACATATTTCTTTTGCTTTCTTTTTTGACATAATTTTAAATACTTTAGAAATAAGAGATCGTGAAAATATAAAATACCAAAACCAAGGACTTATGAAAACCTTTAACCAATATTTTATATTTCCACTAGTTATAAATAATTACTGTCGCTATACAGACCACATAATTATAAAAAAGAAATCATTGAAAAAACTTTTTTATAATTATGAGAAATCGCTATAATCCCGGCGTCTTCATTTATTATAATTCTTCTCTTATTTTTACTGGAGGTTACCAGTATTATTATTAACTATATTTACTTAAATCCATTAAATCAGTATAAGACCACAATGTAGTTAATGCTGTTTTAATTCCTATCTTATTATCAGCCCATTTATATACACTTCCATTATAAACTAAACAATATTCAGGTAAATCTATTTGATTTAATACAAAAGATTTACCTAATTGAGTTATTCTCCAATAACCATTCTGATCCAAATCAGACTCAATTAACTTCCATTTTTCTGCATAAGCATAATCCATGGTTGTTGCACGTAATCTTAATTTAGCAAATTCATCTTGTACATGTATATATTTTCCATCTTTTGTTAAAGTATAAATTAGTATTAAAGCTCTAGCCATACCAGAGTTTAATTTTCTTTTATATGCTTTAACATATTTTCCACAACAAGGACATTCTGTTCCATCTGTAAAACTTGCTCTAAGATGTTGTTTTGCTTCTATTAATGTTTTCATTCGCCCATATCTCTAGCTTCGTCAGCTCTATCTTCATCTCTTGCTTCTTTAGCTGCTTCATTGAATTCATAATCTTCAATAGATTCTGTAAAAAATTCTCCACAAGATTTAGATGTGCATTCATATCCAGCCTCCTCTTCAACTTCTGCATGATTGACTATAATTCTTATAATTTCATTGTATTCATCGTGTCCACAATGAGGACATACCATTTGTGCCATAATTTTATATTTTAAAAGTTAATAAAAAGGAAAAAGGTTCAAGCGTTGAGCTGCTCCGCCACTTGAATTTAATGATTGCGTATACATAGCAGTCCGAATCACCTTTAACCTATTTTATACAAACACTCATGCTTAGATTCTTCATTATCTAATCGCATGACCTCAACACTATACCCTTGTTGAGAAGAAGACATCCATTTCTCCTCTTGACTATCTTCAATATATAGACGAAAGATTAGCGCCTGCTTACCTTCCTCCCATCTAACAGCTCTTCCGATCCGTTGAATCAAATCTTTAGTTTTGCTAGTTCCACTAGCTATAATAGCCATTGAAATATCTGGGACATTCATGCCCTCATTCAAAGCTTTAGCAGTAGAGATTCGTGTCACTTTTGTTTTGTTATCTATAAGTTTGTCTAAGTTAGCTGTTCTAGCTTTCTTACCAATCTTACTATGAAAACTTACACAAGTATCACCAAGCTCTTCTGTAACTTTGTCAGCAAAGTCTATTGTTTGAGAAAATATAATTGTCTTCCTCTCAGGGTATTGTTCACATATATGTTTAACTGCAGTTATCTTTCCAGAAGCATTATATAAAATCTTCTTTCTTTGAGCCATTGCAGCATTACATTGAAAAGGAAATGTAGAATTTTCACTATTTAATTCTATTCCTTTACGAGTTAAAAAATTAATATAAGTATTTTTATTCATACATGCATACATTAATTTTAAATCTTTTTCAAAAAACGAAAATAATCTATTAAAATTTCCATTTGCAGAATTATAAGACTTTCTTTCATCTGTTGATAATTCTAATGGTACAGTACATAATTTAAATTCACTAATTAATTTTAACTCACTAGCTCTTTTAGTATTAATTCTATCACAAATAGGAGCTATTGTATTAAGTAATAATACTTTCATAGGATCTATATATGCAGATAATCCTAATAATTTATCAAACTTATTTTGTGAAAAGAAATTAAAATATTCAGGAGAAATATAATTATGTATTTCATCTGCTATAACTAAATCATAATGATATCCTACATATTTATATGCTGTTTGAATACATACACATTCTATACAAGCTGTAAATATATCATCATATCCCCATTTTTTAAATTCATCTTTCCACGATCTATCTCTAATAGTTTCAGTTGGTGTTAAAATTAACATATTACAATCCATACCTAACTTTTTTACCATTAAAGCTGCTGCTAATACACCACATCTAGTTTTACCTACACCAGTAGCATATTGTAATGTTCCTTTTCCATAAAATGGAGAAGACCACCATATATTCAACCCTTTACGTTGAATTTCATCTTTAATTTCATTTGCATCCATTTTATTAAGTTTTATTTACACCATTCATTACTAATTGTATAATCTACTCCCATAGGAAAATCAGAAACGATTTTAGCACCAGCTTGACGCATTAATTCAGATTGAATTTCTGCCCATTCTTTTGCTTTATCTTCTCTAACTTCTACACCTATTTCATCATGAACTTGAGTTACTAAATATGCAGGGTAGCTTAATGTCTTAATCTTATTTCTAATCATAGTCATTGCTAACTTAATCATATCTGCACCAGTTCCTTGAATTGGAGTATTTTTACTCATACGTTCAATAGCACCTAATTCTTTAAAATCTCTTTTAGAATGCATATCATTACGCCAGTTGTCAAACCATCTAATCCTTCTAAAAGGTTTAAATGTTCTAATATATCCATAACGCTTACCATAATTACCCAAAATATTTAAAAATCCTTTAATTTTAGGAAATGCTTTAAAATATTGTTTAATTAATGCTTCTGCATCATCGACTGTTATTTGAAGAGTACTTGATAATTTAAATTTACTCATTCCATAAGCAAGACCAAAATTAATAGTCTTAATCATAACTCTAAGTTCTTTCTTTTTATCAGCATCAGCTTGACGCCATTCCTCTTTAAATACCATATCAGCACATATACTATGAAGATCACTCTCTTCTATACGTGCTTTCATCCAGACAGGATCTTTTGATCCGGAAGCTATAATACCTAACTCCTGTCCTGAATAGTCTACAGATACTAATTTAAATCCTTTTCTTGCATGAAAACAATTTCTAAATTTATTATCTGCAGGAATATTCTGCATATTAGGTTTCTTATCTTCTCTATTTCCACTTGATACACGGCCAGTATTTAATATTTGCCAAAAACTTGTTCTTACCTTACCATCTTTCATCACATACTTTAAAAAAGATTTACCATAAGTTGATACAATTTTTTGAACTTCTTTATATTTTAAATATTTAGTAATTAATGCTTTATTCTTATGTTTAGATAATTCAAATGCATTTACTTTTTCAATATTTAAACCATATTCTTTAAATACTTTTAAAACTTGTGTAGGACTAGACCATTTAATATCAATTTTTCGAATCTTTTCTGAAGCAATAAATAAATCAGTTTGAAATGATGTTTTAATAAACTTACTAAGTTTAAGAGCATAAATCATTTTATCTAATTCTTCTTCATTTTTTATTACTTCTGTTTCAGATTCATTAGCTATTAATAACCATTTATCTTTATTAAATTCTAATCCATTAAATTCAATGTCAGCAAATGCAAGTGCTACTTCCATTTCAAGATTAGCTACTTCAAACAATTCATATTTTGTTAAGAGTTCTTGTTGATATTTCCAAATATCAATTAAATGCTCTACATCTTCAGCACCATATAATATTTGTTCACTACTAAAAGGTTTACCATCTAGTCCAATAAATTTATTTCTAACTTCCTTATTTAATTCTTTCTTTAAATACTTTTGTGTTAATGCATTTAAAGAATAACCTACTTGATTTTGACCACAATGAATTATACCTTCGGCTAACATAGTATCATATGGATTTTTAATATCCATATTATACCATCTTTTTAAGAATTTATAATCAAATTTAATATTATGAAATATCTTCACAATATTAGGATCTTCCAAAATAGGAATTAAAGGAGTAATATCAATAAATCTTGTGTCAATAACAAACTGAATATCCTTAGTACCGATTTGAAACATCACAATTTTTTTATGAGTAAAATCTTTTCCTTCAGTTTCTGTATCGACACCAAGAATATTCTGGTTTGAGAGATAAGTTATAGCTTCATCCATTGAAACACATTCAAATATTGGATCAATACTT